TAAACAACCTACACCAGATGATATGTTTCAAATATATCAGGTATTAAAGTTTTATTACCCTGAGTTAGATAGTTTACCTATGGATGCAATAGCAGAAATAGCTAGAGAGGAATTTGGATGCGACTGCAGTGAGATGGATATTTATATCTACTTAATGACGCTCCCTCAAAGGGACTTAGACGCAGAATTAGAATATAATGACGTTTAGCAATTGCATAGAATGTGAAGGAGAAATCAGATGTCTAACAGAAGATCTTTTGTTAGGACTTACTGAAGAAGGATTAGAAATCTATTTGAAATGTGATGAAGGTTACCTTGAATTTGACCAGATTGAAAGGGAACAACTTGACTCCGAACGAATACATTTACTTACTGCTTAAAGAAAGCGGTGACAAACAAGCCTTAAAGTATCGAGAGATACTAACTCCTATAGATTTACTGAAATTACATAGTAAGGGTATGATTAAAATCATGCCTAATAATACTGTAACCCTTAGACAGAAGGCTGTAGATCTATTTAAGGTACGAGGATGTGAGAAGTGTTGGGACGAATTCAATGTTGCTTACCCTATTAGAGAAAGAGACAGACCTCTACATAATGACAAGAAGAAGTGTAGAATCAAGTACACGTCATTAATAGAGAAGAACCCCGAACTACACCAAACTATACTGAAGTCTCTTGACTTTGAAAAAGAAGATAGACGTATGGCAGGTATAAGAGGAGAGTTTAGACCGCAGTGGAAATTGATGTCCACTTATATTAACCAAGAGGCATGGACTATGTACGAAGATTATGAGCAAACAAACGATCTGCCTGGAGAACTGAACTATGGAGAGGAATTACTATGAGCGAAGAAAACAAAGGCCTTAGATGGCGTCATATTTCTGAGTCAGCAACTGCTGCACTTAGGTATATAGACGGTAGAAGAAAAGGAACAATCAAGTCGCTTAAAACTCCTTGGAAGAAATTCAACCAGGTATCAATGGGTGGTATCGAATGGCAATCTATTACGACAATTGCAGGTATGTCAGGTAGTGGTAAGACTAGTATTCTAGGACAACTGGAGACTGGGCTTAAAGAATTGAATGCAGACCAAGAGTTCACTATCCTATCTTTTAATTTTGAGATGTTATCCTCTAGATTAGTGGGTAGGAAGTTAAGTAAGAAACTTAACATAACTACACAGCAATTATATAGCGCTATGGACGATTTTAGTCTTAACGATAATTACTATATGAACGCTGTGAAGGAAGCAAGAGAGCTTGGTAAGCGTGATATTTATTACGTAGATATACCTGGGAGTGTGGTACAAGTCAAAGATACCATAATGAATTTTGTAGCAGAGAAGAAGCAGCCCGTTGTAGTCATGCTTGACCATACATTATTGGTTAAGAAGATGGGAGGGGCCCAAGATAAGGATTTACTCTATGAGTTGATGGCTATGTTTAATGGATTAAAGAAGGAAATACGTATCTCAGTGGTACTATTATCTCAAATGAACCGTAACATAGAATCATCTGATAGAGTTCAGAACCCTGATCTACACTTTCCTAAGAAGCAAGATTTATTTGGATCAGATGCATGTTATATGTATTCTGATATTGTATTAGTGTCTCATAGACCTGAGCTATTAGGAATTCGCTCTTATGGGCCCAAACGATGGCCAACAGAGAAAGCTATTTTCTGGAATTATCTAAAAGTTCGTGAAGGAGAACCTTGCATAGCTCTGATGGCTAACGACTTAGCGCATAATCAAATATTAGACGCTAAATCAAATTACGGAGGGAATACAAATGAAGATCAAGAAGTACGAGAGGGAAGTGTCTAACATCCTTATGCGAAAACCAAAATCTAGAGACTGTGACTATATTCTCTATGCGTTTTTACTACTACAACATGGAATCGATATTACAACACTGTCTACTAAGGATTTCCTTAAACAGATGAGTGATAAATCCTTACCTTCTTTTGAAGGTGTGGGGAGATGTCGAAGAAAGCTGCAAGAG